TCTTTTACGATAGAAAAGGTTTCAAGTAAATAACGGGTTCTAGCTACTGACTCAAAATTACTTCCCCGTTGCATGTGAAGATTATTAAAACTATCCCCATCAGATTTACAGCGTGTTACTATTTCATTAGCCTTGTCATAAAGGTACTTTTCTTTTGCAGTAGGAGTACCTAGTAATTTACTAAAAGACGAACCGGTAATCTTTCCTAATCTAAGATTATGCCATTCGTCACTGCCTTGCTGGATATCGGTTCTTATGATCATGCCGCTTGAACATTTTTAGATTGTAAAAACTCTTCTTTTAAGCTTTGAAAATTATTTATTCCATTTTTAACAGTTTCAATATTACTGCTATCAATGTTATGGAATTTAGTAAATTCTTTGGTATTTAGACGATTACTGTTGCAAAGAGTAATTAGCTCGTTGATAAATTCCTTACTTTCTTCTTCTTTTTTAAACTTCGGCACACTATTACCATCATCGTCTTCTTGAGTAAGGCCTATTATAGCAGATAAAGCATAACGTCTGGCATAGGTAATTCCCGCTCCTATTTGCTGGAGCGAGTTACATTGTTTCATTACTACGTTTTCTATGCCAAAAACAGATTTTAGCCACTGGCCTGATTCATGGATTAATAAAGTAACAAGAACCTGTTTATTGTCCCTATCCTGAGTTACCAATTGTGAAATTGATAACCCATTATCAGCAAGAGGCTTTTTTATAGCTTGCAGACAACTAGCAAGGTCAGCGTATTTGTAACCATAAGCCTGTTTGTCTTTACTGACATTTTCAATAAGTGATTGTGCCTTACTTAGTGCTACAGCTAAGGCATCTATTTTCTCGCTCATTAAAGACTCTATGTAATTATTTTCCATACCAATACCCAGTTTTTTATATATTATTATTTATTAGTTTTTGTATATACCAATATTAATATATTAGTATTTTACAAATAGTTTTTTAATTCTTTTAATTCCTGTACCAACTCTTTAAAAAAAGGAAATTTTTGTGTGTTTTCTTTTGCCTTTTCCTCAAAAAAAGTTATTGTCATTTCACAAAAAAATCTTGGCATTACCACCCATTCATCATTAGTTTTAGACTTGAGCCACATAGATAAACTATGTGTTGATATTTCATCCCCCATGTTAAGAAGCAGATTTGATATCTCTTTTCTAGTAATTATATAATCGTTTACTTTTTTCTTATTTTCTGTCATATTTAAACCTGTCTTTAATTGTAATTATTGATTCTATCTTTAATTGTAGTTTTTGACCTTAATAAAAATTTATATACAAGACCTACGTTTCTTTGCAGATCCCCAATCATAACAATTACGTAGGTCTTATTTTTATCTTTCTACTCCCCTAGTTATTGCATAATAATAATTTATTTCTTGATTTTGTAGATAAGCAAGATGTTCCGCTTCTTCTATTTCCTGCTCTAATGCTAATGGGTCATATTCGCTAATATCCCAGTCAACACAGTATTCTTTTGCTTTCTCAAGTAAAAATTCATACTGGTCAATATCCTGCATCAGTCTATAGTAATCATCCTTATAATTTTCATAAGGGATATTATAAGCCATTGCTCGTTCTATCTGATCTTCTATAAAAGCTTCTCTAGCCCTTACTCCAATTCTGGCAAAGGTTTCTTTAGCGGAATCAGATAACTCTACGCTGTCAGTTTTAACCTCATGAAATTTAGGGGTTTCGGTTATATTCTCAGGTAGCTGATTAATTATTTTTTTTAAGTTTTCTTTGGATTGTTTCCTTTCTTCAAAAATTCTAATAGCTTCTTTTTTATTTTCTAAGTTTTTTAGAATTTGATAAACTTCCTTAGATGAGATTTCTTTTGTAAGTAAAGCTTCTTTGGCTTTGTCGACACTCATAGCTTCTAGTGATTTAGTACCAGAAACTATTGTATCATGGTTTAAAGAAAAATTGATTTTCTTGTGATTTTTAATTTGGGCTTGACATAAAGGTGCCGTTAAGATATTTTCCATATAATCCTCATAAAGGGTTAATAATTCTCGCACAGGGTTATTTTTTCGTATTATTTTTTTATCTTTTAAAACGTCTTAAGCTGTACACTTAAGGCGTTTTATTTTTGCCTTATGAGGTTAGTATATATGGGTAAAATGATATTGTCAAGTATTGTAAAATATTTTTTTTACAATTTTTTACATTTAACTGATTCTTGCTGTTTTTTATAGAAATTTATTATTAAATCTAAAGTTTCTTGTTGGAATTTATATGTACCAATCTTACCTTCTTCAGATAAAATACCATCTTTTTGAAAAGTTTTTAATGTATTATAAATCGTAGGACGTGTAACATTAATTTTTTTACTCATATTGTTAATTGAAAAATAAGTAATGTTATCTACAGATATATCAACTAAAGCGTCAAATACTCTACATTGATTTTTGCTATACCTACCTAATTCTTTAAAAGCTTCTTTTAACATGTTTTTATTCTGTATAATCTCTGTGTTTAATTCTGTCATAAAATTTTTATATATTTATTGACTAATAATACAAAATTATATAGCCTACATAACTATATTTTCAACAGGATAGAGGTTTTTATATGAAATAACTGGAAATTAATAAATTAGAATCTGAACAATTCTTTTAGAGGAGAGAGTTTTTTAAGGAAAAATACTCACAAAAACTCACGATCTGAACATTCGTGAGAATACTATTTTATTATCTAATAGTCAAGTGTTTTTCTTTAAAAATTATAAATTAATAATAATTTTTAAGGAATATGATAAAAAAACAAGATCAAAAATTAAATAATACTCAATCAAAACTTTTAAAAATCATCTCTTATTACATGGGGATATCACCAAGTAAAACAGTCTATTTGACTCTTGAATTTCTTTGCACTTCTCTTGGTATTACAGACAGGCAATTACGTACTGTAAGAAAAGAGATAAATCATATATTTGATAGTAAATGGCGTAAGGCTACAAAGATTGACGGGATAATAAAAAAAAATGTTTATGTGTTTAAAGTAACTCAAAATAATTTAGGTAAAACTTCCGACTTGGAAAATCAAAAACTTCCGATTTCTAATAAAGAAGAAAAGAACTTTAATAAGAATATAGATCTAAAATCTAAATTTTTTAATTTTAAAAATTCTTATTCTAAACCTAAAACTTTATCTGAGATGATACCATCGATTGATAATAAAATTTGTGATGAGCTACGTTCCAAGTCAGGGCGTCCTTTTTCTGATAACTTTATTACACAACTTGTTTTAAAAATGTCTAAAAATCCTAAGGTAAAGGCTACTTTTAATTATCTAAAAGGCTTTATTGCTTATATGGTTAAGGTTTTACAACATGAAAAGCATGACGCAGTTAAAACGGGGAATGTAGACTTCAAGTTTAAAATCAATATAAACCCTATAAGTGACAATAAACCCAATAAAACAAAGGTTTTTAACGAAACAGAAATAAGAGCTTATGACCTAAAAAATAGAACCACTGATGGTTTTCAAAAGCTATCAGTCTTTGGGATAGTTGACAAATTGCAATTTAATAATTGAGGATAATTTTTTATGACTATAAATTTTCGTGTATATGGATATGTATATGGACATATAAGGGCGTCAACAAAAATACAAGATGCAATAAAAGCAATAAATACCATAATCCATTTTGCTAATAATTCAAACTTACCTATTACAGCTTTTTTTACAGAAAATGAAAGTAGTGCTAAACTAGAACACCCTGAATTATTTAGATTATTGGATAGGGCTCAAACCAGCGATATTATTTTAATTGAACAGATAGATCGTATCTCAAGATTAAATGATATAGATTGGAACAAGTTAAAAACAATTATTAAAGCAAAACAGCTTAAGATGATTTTTCTTGATCTACCTACAAGTCATCAATTTATAGAACATAACAATGAATTTATTAATCGTATGCTAATAACAATCAATGATTTAATGTTTGATATCTTAGAGGCAACAGTCCGTAAAGATTACCAAGAGCGTAGAGATAGACAAATAGAAGGAATAGCAAAAGCGAAAACGAATGGGTTATACAAAGGTAGAAGAGAAAATACTAAATTGCATAGAAAAATCGAGTTATTACTTTTAAGGAACGAGCCATATAGTGTGATTATGAGCACACTTAAGTGTGCAAGAGGTACTATTGCTAAGGTTGCTAAACGAAAAAAGGAGTTAGCAAAATAGACTACTTGTTATTATTTTTAACTATCTCAGTAAAATCTGACCAATCCTCTACTTTAAAGGCTCTAATATCTCGTACTGAATCAGAGAACCACTGAACATTTGATAGTTTGTTTATTACCTTGTAAACAGTTGTAAGATCGTTCTTTTCATTTTTGGATAGGTATAAGCTACCTTGTGTTCCAACAAAGCCTAAATCTTCCATCATGGCTCTAATTTCATCGTGATGTTCCTTTAATTTTGTTTCTTCTATATCAAATGATATTGCGTACATTTTATTAAAAATGTTTAAATAATATAGTAACTATACTGCCTAGCAACATTAAAAAAGTTCCAATTGATATTGATTTTAACCAATTCATACTTGTTTTTAATTCAGCAACATCAGATTTTATATCAGAAATATCTTTTTTTAAATCAGACTTAATTTCAGATAAACTTTTTTCAGTTGCTAAATTAGAATAATCTTTTTTTAATAAGTTTATTTCATTTTCAGCAATAATTGTGGCGGCTTTTATAAAAACTTCAGCTTGTTTTTCACTAGTTCCAGCAGCTGTAAAATTCTTAATTAATTCATGTGTATCTACTCTAGCCATAATATTTTCTATTTAATGCTTACGTATTATACACTTAACTAACACATAAATCTATAATAATTAAAACAGTTTTCTATTTATAATTGACAAACATTTTAAGCTAAAATAACGTATTCAGGCTAATGGTGACCGACATCACTGTTCAAAGCACCTCTCATGCTAGGGGTTATGTTATCTATAAATGCTTCTGGCATGAAGGATAGCATTTGTTTTTGAACAACTATGTCGGGGCCCCTAGCACTTTTTTATCAACTAAAAATAATTAGTATATGAGGAGCAATTGGGAGGAGTGCGTAATATCATTGACAGCGCAGCTTGAGATGGTAAATAAACGTTTAGAAAAACGACATAACGAAATCAAAAAACATTTAGAAAACAATATTAATTCTAAAGATGAAACTTTGTTGTTAATAGCAGAGCAAAGAGCAGCTAAAACTTCGTTTCAGAGCTTGGAAGACAAAATACATGATATGATCATATATTTATGTCGAGTAATAACTTTAGAAAAAATCAATAATAAGGAATGGGATACTACTTTGTTTGGGAATACCATAGATTCTTGAAACTAAAAAGTATCATGAACTGGAATGATGATGACCCTTTCATTAAGTGGGGGACTAGAATTTATGTAGTGGTAGTGCTTGTTATACTACCGCTTTGTTTTTATTTTTTATTAAGTAAATTATGAAAAATAAAGAAGATTATATTAAAGCTATTTCTTTTTTTATAATACTACACTTCAGTATGTTTATTGGAGGAAAATTAATTGAGTTAGCTAATCTACCAATATTATGCGACATAGAATTCCTTACCCCTTCGAGTGTACATTGTGGTAGCCTTTATCGTTTATGTAAAGGACATTAAGTTTTTAATTTATATTAAGAGTAAAATAATAATATGGAAAATTTTGAATGGGACAATAAAAATGATAATGAGGATAAAGTTCTTAAATGGTTTTTAAGATTCGTTGTCCTGTATTTTATAATAGGAGGTCCAATACTTACAATAACTTTTTTATATCTTTTGTATTATAAAATGATTTAAGGTTTTTTACTTATTTGATTTATTTCTAGTTTATTAAAATAGAACAATACTATTTTAAAGTAAAACAACGTGAAACGTTTTATAAATTGCAACTATTACTACACTTAAATAGAATAATACAGGGTGTGCATATTCTTCTTCTACTATAAACCATATTAAACCTATAGTAAAAAAACTACTAAAAATGATTATAGGTCCTAGTATATATTTATTATTAATTACAGTTGGTAAAACTCCTAGTAAATATGGCATCCCAATCACTAGACCAACAACTGTTAATGACCCAAAAAACTGTTGGAAAAAAGTTTTCATATAACTAACCTAACATTTTCCCTTTCAGCTTGCTTTTAATTCCAAAGCTTTTTAAAAATAATTTTTATCGGAAATATATATTTTTATATAATTTCCATTTCTTTTGATGTACCTCATATCTTCTAAATATTCCAAATTTTTAAAATAGGATTTTTTATTAAATTCATATTTTTTTATAAATTTTTTATAATCTATTTCTCCTTCTGTTTTATTTCCAAGTTCTTCTATTAATTGTTGAATAAGACTTAGTCCCTTTAGTTGATTTGATGTACTTGGAAAAAATATACTATTAAACCAATGTTTTAATCGAAATAATTTATTAGAATTACAATATCTATAATTTTCAAAATAACCATTATCATTTATACCAGTATACATTTTTCTTTTTTCAAGTATGAAATGACAAAAAACTAAAACTACTGCATTTGTTATCATTCCTGGAATCAGCGGATTTAAAACGTAAATATCAAATATTTTCAATAAATGTAAAGAAGACACGACAAAAATAGAAACAATCATACTAATAAAAACACAACGTCCACTACTACGATAACCAAATATGGTAAATATTAAAGGTATAGAAACAACAGGAATATAGAAGCTAGCCGTTATTAATATTATAGGCAAAAGATTTTGCTGCCAAGTTGCAAGGAATATAGAAATTAAACCTATAACAATTGTATACCATTTTGCAAGTAATAATTTATTTATATCATTTTTATATTTTCCAAATATATCATTAGCCGCAATTACACTTCCTATATTAAGGAAAGAGTCAGCTGTAGACATAGTCATAGCTAAAATTCCTACTATTAAAATACCTTTTAACCCTGTAAACAGATAATTATCTATTAAGTATCCAAGCATTTCATTATTTTTGTAAGTAGGGTTCTGCAAAAACAATATCCATCCTATTAGTGAAATACTTAATGTAAAAATTGAGAGGTGAATTGCTGCATTCTTCCATGCTTTCTGAACCTGTGGAATATTAGCACCCATTGAAATTCTTTGAAAAGCCGGGGGGTTAAAACCTGGAATAGTGAAATAAACAGCTAACACAACCATTTCCCAGAATTGAGAATTAGGAGTTGTTAGTACGTGTAATAAGTTAAATTTAGAATAGTCTACGTTATCATATTTAATATACTCAGTATTGGAAAATGAATATATACAAGAAATAAATAAAACAGGAACAGCAATAAAAAAAGCATTTTTTTGAATTATATCAGTATTAACAACTGCTCGTATTCCTCCAAATAAAGAATATGTAATAACTAATATGCCTATTGGAATAGTAAAATAGGTATTTTCTTTTTGAAAAAAATACTCACCTATATAACCTACTGCTTTAAATTGAATTGCTATAGGGCCTAAACATGCTATTACCCCACATATTCCAATAAGCAAACGCACTTTTTCTCCATATATTTCTCCCATTGCTGAAGCTACAGAAGTTTTACCTAAAAATTCTTTCATTCGAGGAACAAATATATAAGCAATAAGAATTAGAAGAATACCCATACAGAGTGCAGGTAATAAGTAATACCAACCTTTTTTATAAGTATCAGTAATATCAATAAAAAAACCACTTCCGCTAACCCAAGTTGCACTAATGGTACTAGTTAAAGCATACGTACTAAATTCCCGTTTACCAATTGCAAAACTATTTATTCCTTCGTTTTTATCTACGCTCTTTATTAAGGCATAGATAATTAAAATAAAATAAGCGGCGATAATCGATAAATCTATAAAATTCATAATCTTTTTGAATATTAATTAGTTGTTAACTTAAAAGCATTTTTTACTTCTGTTTATTTGTGATTATAAACGCTAAAATTTATTTTTTTAAAAAAAGTTTTATAAAGGTAATAAAATTTTATGAATAAGTGGTCTCTTGCAAAATTACAAGCAATCTTAACACCTCCAGAAATAATACATTTTTTGCATGTTTATATTCTTTTAGGGGCATCAGGGGGTGTTATCAGTGAAGTAATTTCAAGTGAGTTATTAAATAAACATCCAGCTACTATTAATAAATACAATAAAAATATATCTACTTTTAATTTATGGAAGATTGAAAGAAATATTAAAAATTCGAAAGGAAACTTTTTGAATCATGTTTGTTTTTTATTAAAAGAAGAAGAATTAACAGATTTACTATCTGAATTATTTGAAATAGGGAAATTCCTAAAATTCTTGTACTTAGAGTGTGATACTCGATTTAATTATAATCAAATATCCAGTTTATTTGAAATGTATCAATTAAAAACAATAAGTGATTAGCCCCATGACAAGTCAAAGAGAACAAGACATTAGATGCGTAGCCTCTCGTATACGTAGAATCCTAAAGGGAACAGAAGGGATGCCTATGCAAACGATGTTCTGGGAAGATTTACAGATGTTATTGAAATTAATTCTGGAAGAGGAAAAAGGTGAGTAAGGCCGCAAAAGCAACAAAAGCTAACGTTACTTATATAAGCTCCTATAAAAAAAGAACCAATATTAAACCATATATTAAGGCTAATGATGATTGGTACAATATTTATAGGGCAAACCGGCTTGACAAAAGGCTTTCCGAGGTAGCTGTAAAACTTGTTGCAAAAATATCATACGAATTAAAAAAAAATTTTGATAATCCGGTATTTTTGTCCGGTAATTGGATAAAAAAGGTCACTGGACGAGAAAGACATCAAAATAGAAGGCTCTGTAATCAGATAAATCACATATTTAATTTTAAATATCATCCTAAAAAAATTGTTAAAGGAGAGGTTATTTTTAACGTATTTGAAATTTGTTACAGCGAAGATGCTTATAAAATAATGAATTTGGAAGATGTAAAAATCAGAGAAAAAACATCTAGTAAATTGCAAAAAAAAGAGCTCTTAGATGGGAGCAAAAATGCTCCAGGGGTGGAGCATAAATGCACCATCTCTACCCCCCTTTATATTATTAATAATAATACTGTTATTAATAAAGAAATAGAAAAGGATAATAAATCCTTTTCTATTTCGGATAATGAAAAATTAAAAATAAAAAGTTTTGAAGAACCCAAAGACGCACCTTCCGCTTTTAGCTCTCTTGGTGAGCTAGCGCAAGATGCTAGCAAAGTACCAAAAGCAGAATCCATACCTGCTAACAACAACGAAATTTACGAAAAGGCTACTATGGACGAAAAAGCACCGCTAACGGCTAGCGATAGGAAAATGCTGCTTTCAAAAGCTTTGCTGTCAGCGTTTGGTAAAGAGGATGCGGATTTATTGCAGGATGACTGCGAATTTATCGAGCTGGAAGCTGATAAGGTAAAAATAACGATTGGTAGCAAGAAAAGCCTTAATGACCTTGAGAAAGAAAAAATCCGCAAATCCCTAAAATCGGTTTATGGGGAAGAAGTGCGTATTGTAACCGGTAAGAGGGAAACACAACCTGAGTCGGTAACAAGTTGTGACAAACTGTCACAACTTCCAACTCCTGAATTACTTGCCAACGTTCGCTCTAATAACTCCGAGTGGTTTACGTTTAGGAAGAATCTGATTAAGGCTCTTAGCAATCGCTATGAGGAAAAAATAGCTCAGCATATTGTCAAAAACTGGTTTGATAAACTTGGGGTTAGTGAGTTATCAGGTCACAGCAAATTAGTTCTAATAGCTGATCCTTTTTACATTCACTGGATTGAGAATAATTATGATCATGTCGTAGAAGAAGCGGTTTGCTTAGGTGGTTTTATTGTTGAATTGCATTACAAGGGGAACAAGGAAAGACCTAGGATTTACAGCAAGGAATTAATTAAGAGGGGTAAAAAATGAAAATAAATGTTAGTAGTGATGTGAACGCAATTCCAGAAAGGAAAGTAAACACAATTGATCCTAAAGATAAAGAAAAATGGGAAATAGAATGGGAGATAAACCATCTAAGAACTGAGATAAGAAAAGATATGCAGGATTATAAGCTTTTATTTACTCTTACATATTCTACATACTCAGGAGTAGATAACGAACCTGAATATTTGTTTGGTATTGAACTAAAAGATGATGATATCCGTTTTTGGTTTGCACAACACTTACAGCGAGAAATTAATAACAACTTATCAAAATTACAAGAACTAGTGGAGCAAGAAAACGAATGAGAGACAGCGCTACTGTAGAAATTATAGGCCATGTTGGAAAAGACCCATCTTCTCCAAGTCCTGAGAAATACCCTGATTTTGTAACCTTTGAAATGGCAGTTTCAAACAATAAAAAAGAGGTTACTTGGTTTAAATGTAAAACCAGCTCAGAAGCACTGGCTAAAGTGGTTAAATCGTATGTAAAAAAGGGTGATGGGCTTCTAATACGAGGATATCCTCAAGTAAATGCTTATATTGGTAAGGATGGGAAAGCTAAAGGACAACTTGAGATATATATCAATTACATCAATTTGTTAACAAGTAGTAAAGATAAGCCAAATAATAACGCGATGTCTAAGGAGAATTACATAACTGAGATAGAAGAGTTATCAAAACTTGATGATGAAATTCCATTTTAAAGTAGAGCCTATGAGCCACCAAATACAGCAGCAAATCAGTGTTTTGTATGATCTCCTAACTAATAATCAGGATTTTAGTGAGATCAAACATTGGTTTCTAAATACTCCTATGGGACAAAACGAGCACTTTGTAGCTTTTAATTATCAGTTAAATCTTCAAAAACAAATTGCACGAAAAGATTTAAATAAGTTATCAGAAACTACGGAAGAAATACAGGCACTTGTAAATCAGTGTCGGCAACTGTTTTTAATTGAAAAAGAAAAAGACGAAAGCTTAAAAAAATACTATAAGCAGTATTCTAAAAAAACGGAGAAACAAAATGATAACAAAAGAAATACTGCACGAACTATTTGAATACAAAGACGGCGAGATTTATTGGAAAGAATCACCTGCAAGAGGCGTTAAAGAGGGACAGAAAGCAGGTACTCCGACAAAATACGGAGATTCGGTTGGAGTTCTAGGGCAAAGGTTTTATAAACACAAACTTATATTTACCATGTTTTATGGATATTACCCTACCACGATTGTGTTTAAGGATGGTAATCGCTTAAATTGCCGGATTGAGAATCTTAAGGAGGTAACAAGAGCTAGAGCACTGACAAGATCAAGAATCAGAAAAGATAATGTCTCTGGTTATAAAGGTGTTAGCTGGTCTAATTCACGTAATAAATGGGTAGGTGTTATTGTAAGAGATAAACAAAGAAAACATCTAGGGTATTTTGAGGATAAAGAGATAGCTAATGAATTTTATCAAAAAGAAGCTGCCAACTACAATCAATTAGAGGGAAAAAATGAAACAAGAATACGAAATGTTTAAATATAAATATGAAACAGTGTTAGCAGCACAATATATAAATCCAAGTGAAACAGATATTAAAAACAGGTTTGATCATCTGCCTAAATGGTTAGAGGAGTATATTGACGATAATATGATACTAAACCAAGAAGCAGGATTAAATCCCACTGTCTTGTGTTCATCATATAAAGATAAAATAGAAAATGTAGCTGGAAAACTAAAAATATCTTTTGGTTATGAAAAACATATTTTAAAGCAAAATGATTGGATCGTTAGAACTATCAAAGATAGTGAGACGTTTTGTTATTCTAATGATCTGTTTAAGTGGTTCTATGAAAAGGACACTATTACATATTCATAAAGAGGTAAATTGTGAAACAAAAATGCGAAGAAATTATAATTGATCAGTATTTAAAGGGGAATATTACTGATAAAGAGAAAACAAGGCATTTAAGAGGGGTGGCAATGTTAACTCCAAAAGGAGTAATAAGTATTTATAATGAAATGTCTCATAACACTTTACAATTTTTTAAAAATTCAGCGATGTTTTTTGAAATGTGGGATCAACTTTCTGAAAACAATCAGGAAGAGGTCTTTTCTCAAATAACATCTAAGGAATTACCAAAAATATTAAAAGAGATAGAGGAGTTAGAAAATGAACTACCAGAATAACACTGAAAGTATAATAGATAAAATACGAGATGAGATAGATACATTAAGTTTTCTATCTCAAGCACCAAAGAATGAAGCGGTAATTGCTATGAAAATGCTGGCAAGTTCGTTGGTAGAGGATTTAAATGAAATGCTAAAAAACATAAGGTATCGGGAAGAATAAGAATGACAAAAAACACTCCTATAAAATGGCATACTGCTAATATAAAACTTTCCCAGTTAAAAGAGTATCCTGATAATCCAAGAAAAATAACCAAGGAAATGATGGATAAACTGGTTGCTCATATAAAGGAAGATGGATATCACCAAAGAATTATAGTTGATAGCGATTATACTATTATAGGAGGCCATCAGCGGAAAAAAGCTTTATATATGGCAGGTTTTGATGATGATACTGAAATAGAAGTGTTAATGCCTAATAAGAAACTGACCCCAAAAGAAATAGACAGGTTAAACATTAGAGATAACCTAGCGTTTGGTGAATATGATTTTGAAGTACTAACGCAGCGATTTGATATGGACGAGCTATTATCTTTTGGTATGGATGAGGATATTCTAACTCCTATATTTGATAAAGACATATTAGAAGAAATAGGGGAGGAAGAGGAAATAGAACTCCCCGAAGAAGCTACTTCTAAGCTAGGTGATATTTACGTGCTTGGGTCTCATCGTTTAATGTGCGGAGATAGTACTAACCCGCAGCATGTTGAAAAACTAATGGATGGAGCAAACCCAATTCTAATGGTAACTGATCCGCCTTATGGAGTGAATTATGAACCTGAGTGGCGCATAGAAAGAGGGTGTACAAGTACAGGTAAAGTACTAAATGATGATAGATATGACTGGTCTGATGCTTATGCGTTATTTACTGGTGATGTGGCTTACATCTGGCATAGTGCTAAGTATACTCATAAATTTGCTGCACATATAGAGAATAGTGGTTTTGAGTTAATTAGTCTTATATTTTGGAATAAGCATATGCATGTTTTGAGTCGTGGTGATTATCATAACAAACACGAGCCAGTATGGTACGGCGTTCGGAAAGGAAAAAATCACAATTGGCAAGGTAAACGTGATCAATCAACAGTATGGGATATAGATAATAATATTTATGGGTCTAAAACAAAGGAAGAATCGACAGGACATGGTACACAAAAACCAATAGAGTGCATGCTTCGGCCAATACTTAATAACTCTGCGCAAGGCCAAAGTGTATACGATCCATTTGGCGGTAGCGGTACTACGTTAATTGCCTGCGAGAGGTCAAAGCGTAATTGTTATATGATGGAATTATCCCCTATTTATGTTGATGTTATAATAAAGAGATGGGAAAAAGAAACTGGTAAGAAAGCTGTATTGTTGAATGGGTAGACCTAAAAAGGAAAATAAAAGTTATTATACCTCTGAGCAATTAGCACAAGTAGAAGCTCTTGCAGCTCATGGTCATACTTTGGAGGCTATTGCAAAATATTTAGGAGTAAGCACTAGAACTATTTATTATGCAAAACTACAAAATAAAGAGCTGGAAGCTGCTTATGAAAGAGGAAAATTTAAAGCACAGAGTTTTGTTGCAAAGGGGCTTTTTAGTTTTATAAATCAAGAAGAAAATACACCAGCAAAACTTAGTGCTATTATTTTTTACTTAAAAACTCAATGTAAATGGTCAACTGATCACAACAGTATAACTAAATTAAAATTTGATATATCTGAAGCTAAAACACCGAGTGAAATAATAAATAATGTGCTAACTGGTTTACAACAAGGAGAATTAAATTTACAGCAAGCGCAGCAAATAGCAAATTTAGCTACAACAAAACTTAATATAGAGCTATCTACTTCTACAGAAACTACAAGTGCGATAGAGAAAGAAAGCGAAGAGCAGTTAATGGATAAGATTTATACTTTGAGAAAAGTAATAGAACATGAAGAAAAAAAGAATAAGGAGAATTAAAAATGTGGACATACAAAAAACAAGCAATTTTATATATAATAATGCCTATAATACTTCTTATTAGTATTGGGTTTTATCAAGGGTATCAATCTATTAATAACAAAATCAATCTTTTAGAAGAAAGAGTAAAGGAACTTGAACTTATAGCTTTCAATAAATAGTTATTCACAAATTTTGTTGATAAAAATGTGGAATTACTAGGATAACGTTTATGTAATAAGGTATTAGAAGAGTGCCTAATAAATAAGCAATATTTGCAGCATATAAAAAAAGGAATTTATGGGAAAGATTATAGATTATATTGTGTTTATCGTTTTAAGTAGTGTTATGGTTCTGTGCTTTTATTCTGCTCCTGAACTAATAGAAACTATTGCACGTATTAGAACTGCGGGGGGTAAATTTTATTTTTTGCTAGTTATTATAACTATACATTTATATTTTGTGTGTATTGCCATAGAATGGCTTGGATTTAAAATAGTTGACTGGTTAATAAATAATGACAGATAAAGAATCAAAACAGAAAAAGAGATACGTTACTGATCTAAAAGTTCCACAATATCAAAAACCACTTCCAGCAGCTACGGATAAAGACATACAAAGCGCTGAGAAGTCAGATCAGAATTACGCAATTATGAAATACAGGGAGCTTGTAGCAGCTCGTAGGGAAAAAGAAAAGTTACGTCCAAGAGAACCGGAAATATATCATCACGACATCTTTAAAAAATAATTTTTTATTATTAAATAATTATTGACAATAATTTAAAATTATTGTAATATGTAATTATAAGCAAAATAAAAAATAAATAAATGTCTAGCCAAATAACATTATTAAAAATTGAATATGAGCAATTATTATCGCAACTTAACAAATGTTTGCATTCTTCTTATAGAAAACATCCTGTATCTGGTGAGTTTAAATATTGGCGTTATAGAATAGATAAGGATAACAATGTTAAAATAAAATCATGGTTTGATGAAAAATGGAAAAGAGTTAATAAAGAATTAAAGGGGATAAAAAATGAATAACACAAAAGTAAAAGAAGCTGAGAACGAGGTGTTAGATTATTTGCTGGACAATTGGGAAAGCAGCGACACAGAAGTAAAAATAAATTATCTTAGGTTATTGGTAGAGAATTATTATAAGGAGCGAGCAAAATATGAACATAGTTGAAGCATTTAATAAGTTAAAAGAAAATCCTAATTTGGTAATAAAACATAACGATGATGTTTATAAAAACATAGGTGGTAAAATTTATGTAACTGATATTTTTAAACCCTTTTCTGCTTCAAAAAATAACTTAGATAATAATCACATCTATGTTGAACTTACCCAATTTGATTGGGAAAATGCTTTTACATTGGAAGAAGTATTATCTAATGAATGGGAGGTAGTAGAATGAATTTTATTGAAGCAGTGAAAGAAGCTGCAAAAGGCAAAAAAATAAAAAGAAAGAGATGGGATAATAACAATCATGAGATTTATATAACATCAGATCATCCTTTAAGTAGTTTAATAATTGAAGACTTAATGGCCAACGATTGGGAGGTAATGGAGGATTAAATGATATATGGTGTAGAATATGGAGAAAAGAAAATGAATGCTAGACAAGAATTTATTGCTCACATTGATGAGATAAAACAATTTAACAAAGAAATAAAAGTAACATCTGCAATTATAGTAGATAAAAGGCAATATAAAACCCATCTT